AACTCTAACCGCACTTGATGATGATGTGGATGCCAATGAGAAGTGGCTTCTAGACCAGACCGAAAAGTTCTGCAAAGACCGAGCGGTGTATAATGCCATTATGCAATCGATTCAAATCATTGATGGCGAAGACAAGGTACATTCGCAAGATGGTATTCCTTCCATTCTCCAAGATGCATTGGCAGTTGGGTTTGATAACAACGTAGGACATGACTACATTGATAACGCCGAAGACCGTTTTGATTTCTATCACCGGGCAGAAACTAAGTTGCCGTTTGACCTCGAGATGTTCAACAAGATTACCAATGGTGGTCTACCAAATAAGACATTGAACATTGCTCTTGCTGGTACCGGTGTTGGTAAGTCTCTGTTCATGTGCCACATGGCTGCTGGTGCCTTGGGTCAGAACAAGAACGTTTTGTATATCACCCTAGAAATGGCAGAAGAACGTATCGCAGAACGTATTGATGCCAACTTGATGAACGTCAACATTCAAGAACTCAAAGACCTATCTAAGTCAATGTTCGACCAGCGGATTGCGAAGATTCGTTCGAAGACAGAAGGTCGTTTGATTGTCAAAGAATATCCAACAGCCAGCGCCCATGTTGGCCATTTCAAGGCTCTATTGAATGAACTCCAGTTGAAGCGAAACTTTAAACCAGATGTCATCTTCATTGACTATCTGAATATCTGTGCCTCAAGCCGCTACAAAGCATCTTCTGGTGCCAACTCTTACACTGTCATTAAGGGTATCGCAGAAGAACTCCGTGGTCTGGCTGTAGAGTTTGATTTGCCAATCGTCTCTGCTACTCAGACAACCCGCAGTGGTTATGCCAATTCAGATGTTGAATTGACAGATCTACCAGCTACGGCTGACTTGATGTTTGCCCTTATCGCAACAGAAGAACTTGACAAGATGGGCCAGTTGATGATAAAGCAGTTGAAGAATCGTTACAACGACCCGGGTATGAACAAACGCTTCATGGTTGGTATCGACCGTGGTAAGATGAAACTGTATGACTTGGAAGATGATGCTCAGGCTGGTATTATGGACTCTGGACAAGACGATGTTCCAGTGTTTGAAAATACTACCATTGGTAAGCGAAGAGATTTTTCAAAGTTTGAGTTTTAACTTGACAAACTGTTATAAATGTAGTATACAATAGTTATGCGCCCGTAGCTCATCTGGATCAGAGCGCGAGACTTCTAATCTTGAGGTAGTAGGTTCGAGTCCTACCGGGCGCACCAGTTTTTAGGAAATATTATGGATAATGAACTCAAATTAGTAGTGTCATCTTTTATTTGGATAAATGTTGGCAGTCAAGATTTGCCTCTGTGGAAAACAATGGGTGGTAAAGAATACATTATAAAGTATTTTACTGGCGACCCTACTTTTGAAATGATTAACGAGGAACTTGATAAAGTTGCCCACATGTTTGAAGGTGGTGATTCATTCACTAGAGAAACCGTTGCTGGCTTTGAAATTTATTATGCAGATGCGCCCACAAATTCTGAAACATTTCAAGTCAATCTAAATGGCGCAATCGATTTTCCTCCTATCGACCTCACTACAGTGGATGTGACCGAAGAATTGAGTGCCATACTGCCATAAAAATACCGCTTGACATTCCCTCAGAATCTGCTATTATGTAATAGTAGACAGAAAAGAGAGAATGTGATTCGAAAGTATTATAAATATAGGGTAATCAATAGAGATGAGACCCTTATGTTATCCTTTACACAATTTATCACTGAGGCTACCCATACTGGTGGTATTGCTCATATAGAGCATCCCTCTGATAGATCATTTGATAGTCAAGACGCTGCACACCACGCATTGGAAACTCTGCGTGGTGTTGCACGTGGGAAAACACCATCTACTCGTAAGATAGATGATAGAATGTCTTTCCATGTAATTCGCACACCAGATGGTAAGATTGGCGTCAAGTATAAGGGTGCTGGTTCTCACTACAACTATTCTGCCGACGATATTGAAAAGCAACATGGCCATAAACCTTATCTTGTTGGTCCTCTGAAAGCACTTCATGCCCACTTAGGTAAAGTTATTCCGAAAACGCCGGGTGAATATCAAGGTGGTTATATGAGCCAGCCACATGAGCGGTCCGAACATTCTTCGCATATTTCCCACGCTCCTAACACGATTGAATATCGTGCAGATGCTGGCAGCGAAGAAGCAAAGAAGCTAAAGAGGTCCAAGGTCAGCGTTACTATACATACGGAGCTAAAGGGTCCAGAAAGAACTGCGCACCCTATCACGGACATGTCGCGGTTTCAATCACATCCTGATGTTCATATGGTACAACATCTTGTATCAGATAAAGAACGTAAACTCCACACTAAGGTTAAGTCCCAAGCAGAAGAGCATCTGACTGCGGCAGAAAAGTTGATGAAGGGTCACACATATGACCATCTACCTGGCCATGAAACGCACCTAAGAACATATATCAATAGAAGCGTTACAAGTGGCGAAAAACCTTCTGCGGAGGGGTATAGAAAGCATTTGCAGACGGCACACCAGAAACTAATAGATGCCGTCAAGACTCCGGCTGCTAAAGAGCGCAAGACTGCTACTATGAATACTCATCTATCTCAAGTAGATGCCAACAAGAAGCACTTTCAAAGATCGTTTCAGATTCACCATCACCTGCAACAAGCGACAAATCATCTTGCTAGAGGATTGGATAGCGGCGGTGGCGGTGGGTTCTCGACACACATTAATGGTGCAGCCGCCGGCGGCGAAGGCTATGTTGCTCATGGTCTAAAGGTAGTTGATCGCGAAGGCTTCTCGAAAGCTAACCGCGAACGTAGCGCCATACTAAGAGCTAGTAGAGGTAAGAAATGAGCGAAGTCCACCATCATATCACGCAAGGTAGAATGAACCCAATCACGGTGGGTCATGAAGCTGTTGTAAACCAGGTGCGTAACACTGCTGGCTCACACGGACATACCATCGTTCTTACTGGCACACATGATGCTAAGAAGAATCCTTTGACGCCCGAACAGAAGTTGAAACATGCTAAGAGGGCATTTCCGGGTGCCAATGTTCGTCTGTTAGACAAAGAGCATCCAACTCTATTGCACCAAATGTCAAGACTTCATAGTGAAGGCGTTACCCACTTACACTTACACGTTGGTTCGGATAGGGCCCATGAGTTTCATGCCCTTGCGCATAAGTATAATGGCAAAGAAGGTCGTCATGGCCACTACAACTTCAAAAAGATTACGATTCATACCGTTGGTAAAGAACGTTCGGATGCCGATACAGGTGTAGCCGGTGCATCTGGTACTAAGATGCGTCAACATGCGGCCGCCGGTAACGAAAAAGAATTTCATAAGATGGCACCTAGTGCAATGTCCACAAAGCATAAGAGTGAACTCTATAAAGATGTCCGTCATGGCATGGGACTTCATGAAACATTCTCCTTCAAACAATTTCTAGGAATCTGAGATGGGCAAATTTCTAACATACCTTAAAGATATGATGTCAGACGGTGGTAATCCATCGACTAAACGTATGGTAGCAGTTGTATCAACTCTGCTTATTGCTACTGGTTATATTGCAAATCTATTCTGGGACTTCACCATCGAGGAATTCATCTTCAACGGCGTAATGTATATTGTTATCGGCACTCTTGGTATTACTGGTGTAGAGAAGTTCGCTCCGAAGAAACCAACTAAGAAGACAGAAGAAGAATAAGGAATTAAATATGTTCGGTATGATCCCTCTCCCATATAAATTATTAGCAGGCGCTGCTTTAATACTTGGTGTATTCTTATATGGATACATGAAGGGATCAGCCTATGCTGAAGCAGAACTTCAAAGATTTGCTGCTAAGGCAAGCACACAAGTTGCCGAACTTGAGAAAAAGAATGCTGAAATAAGTAACAATGTAGTTACCGAATATGTTGATAGAACAAACACAATTAGAGAGAAAGAATATGTTTACATTGATACCGCTAAAAACATTGTTCCTAGCCAGTCTGTTATGTCTAACGGCTGGGTGTTCACGCACGACTCTAGTGCCACTGCCAGTGATGCCGACCCCACCCGAGCTTCTGATGCGTCCTCCTCAGGAATTACAGACACTACGGCCCTCGTCGGAATCATCACAAACTACTCCAGATGCCAGCAAAACGCCCAGCAATTGATTGCTCTACAAAAGTGGATTGCAGATAACAAAACTGAGGTTGATCGTATCAACTCCGGAAAATCGAAGAAGTAATTGTTATAAATATAGCAAACGTTTTAGCTTCTGGAGATACTTTTAATGGCTAATATTATTGAAAAAGCGAAGGCGAGACTGAAAGAGGCTCGTGGTTCTGATTACACACTGTATCACAAATCGTATACAGATGCAATCAATCATGCACTATCACACCACCAAAAGTCTGGTCTTAATGTAAGTGACGATGACAGATTTCAGCACGTTGGTGTTGGTTCTAAGAAGCCAAGCGAAGGCAATACCACTTCTGTAAGTATGCCAGCCACTCACACTAGTGGCAAGAAGCACATGGTACATGTCCAAGTATTCAACAAGGGTGGCACACACCCATATGAATTGAATACCTATTCGAGTGGCATGGGTCGTCAAGTTAAAGAAGACGCCGAGCATGTTAACTGTGGTACTCCAGAATGTTGCGGCGAATGCACTCCTCCAATCGAAGAAGCAAACGCCCATTATCCACGAGAAGGCTTTCCTAAAGAAGGCGACTATGGCTACCATTCAAATCCTGGTCTAAAGCCACAAGAGAGTGATAGCGACGAAGATATGGATAAAGCATATAAAGTGGCAAACGGCGATGAAGCTAAGAAGCCATTGAATGCACAGACGACCGAAGTCTCAAACAAAGTTGAAGAAGCATATGGCATGTGGAAGGTAGACTTTCCTAAGCAACATGCGGGTAAAGCTGTTGCTGCTGGTTCGGTACATGTTAAGGCTCAGAACACCGCTCATGCTCATAAGGTTGCAGCAAAGAGAGTCGGTGTTGACCACACTGTATTCAAATCAAAGGTAACTAAGTCTTCAATTCTTCCAGAAGAGCGCGGCGAAGACTCTAAGGGTCACTACCGCGCAACAGAAGATGGTGCTGGGTTAACTCGTAAGGGTGCTAAGGCCATGGGTATTAAGACTGCCGTTACAACTCCTCCTAGCAAGCTAGACCCTAAGGGCGAAGCTGCTGGTCGTCGCAGGTCATTCTGCGCTCGTATGGGTGGCATGAAAGGTCCAATGAAAGATGAGAAGGGCCGCCCAACTCGTAAGGCTATGTCACTTCGTCGCTGGAATTGCAACGAAGAAATCGAGCAGATAAACGAGTATGGTATTGACCAAAATGCACACAGCGTTAGTAATGGTTATACGCCGAAAACGCCACCAAAACGTCCGCCGATTGCTAAACCTACGATGCATCCTGCCGCTGAAAAACCAAGAACACCACAGAGCAGTGTTGGGTCTCTCTCGCGAATTCGTGCTGGCATGGCAAAACGTCTAAACAACAGCACGGTCAAAGAAGAACTAGGTAAAGAAGACGAATGGGGTAGTCCAGAACTTCGCAAGAAGTGGGCAGCTATGACCCCAGGTCAAGAAGGTCTTGCCGCCGACAAGATACCAGCAATGAATCCATTTTCTGGTGATGCTATCCAAGAACAACAACTCGACGAAATCTCGGCCCTAGGTGCCAAGAAGCGTTCTGAATTTGCTGCCAAACTAAGAAAGACACTTGCCGACCCGAAAAAAATCGCGAAGGCCAAGAAAGATATTGCAAAGAAAAAGGCAGTCCAGAGAGCAGAAGAACCTAAACATCTTGTTATGCAACTTCGCAAAGCAACTTCGATTGGCTCCAAGGTTAAGTTCTATGATGGTGCAGAACACCACGTGGCACCTAATCATGTAGAGAAGTTCAATGACCGCTATCACTCATTGAAATCTTCAATCGAAAAAGAAAGTCTTGTGAAGAGAGCGCATAAGTCACACGCGGACTTTATGAGAGCTATCTCAGAAGAGACAATGGGTCAGACAATGGGACCTTGCACCGACAATATCTCACCTGCAAATTACCCTTCGCCATATCAACTATCACCTTTACCTGGTTTAGAGGCCATGATTGCGGACGATGAGGCAAATCAATACACTGAGGCTGACTTGGCTGCAATTGAGGCAGATGTCACCAATGAAATTGAATCTTCTTCATGGCAAGACCTAAGTAAATACTATGATGCCGAAGAGGACGAAGACGAAGATGAAGATGAGAATGAGGGCGAACTAGATGAAGCCATCACTCCTCAGGGTCGTCTAAAGAAAAGATTTGCTGCAATGCGCAACAAGACTCGTCGCAATCTTGCTAAGAACATGGCGCTAAAGCGTATCGCTACGCCAGATGTAATTAAGGGCCGCTCAATTCGCGCCGCTCGTAGAATGGTTTACAAGCGCATTCTTCGTAACCGCGACCCATCTTCTGTATCAGCCTCAGAAAAGGCACGTATCGAAGCACAGGTAAAGCGCATGGCACCAATGGTATCAAGACTTTCGATTCGCCTACAACAAGGTGAAAGAAAGCGTGACCAGACCCGCGTGACCAACGCAAGAACAAAGAAGAGATAATATGGACGAGTTGAATACTTCCCTTAAAATTGTAATTGCAAATACATACGCTATGTATTTTAAGGCGCATGGCTTTCACTGGAATGTAGAAGGTAAAGACTTCTCCCAGATGCATGATTTCTTTTCTGGTATCTACGAAGAACTATTTGCGGCAGTAGACACTATCGCAGAAGAGATTAGAGCATTGGATGAATATGCTCCATACAATATGACCGAGCTGGCTTCTATTACTACAATCAAAGAATCTAATATCTATGGTGTAGATGTATCCGGTATGCTGGCGGACCTTAATGACGCCAATGCTTCTGTTATCGAAGCATTGAATTCGGCTCATAAATTAGCAGACGCAGAAAATAATAGAGGGTTATTAAATCTAATCGAAGAGCGTTTAGATGTTCATGCCAAGCACGGTTGGATGATCCGTGCATCCTCTAAGTGATAAATATAGAGGATAAGGAGATACTAATGTCACTCGAACAAACAATTAAAGACACAGTGATGGCAGAGTCGGTAGATTTGGATATGCGTTTGCAGCAACTAGTCCGTGCTGGACTAATGCCATCGAATACTATTCCTCTGTTGCGCAAAGCTATTACTAAGATACAAGGTGGTTATCCACTTCAAGGCGCCGAGCGCGATGTCATGGCAAACTTCTTAAATTCCATGATGTTCATTGTTCTGGGCGATGATTCTATCTTTAATAAAGCCAGAGTTGGTGCTAAGGGTTATGCTGCTGAAGAAGTTGACATGGGACAAGCAGAAAGAGGAATGCGAAGTTCGTCAAGGCACACTGGCGGTTACCATGTTGTTGACAAAGCAGGTAAAGTTGTTTCTAAGCATGCCAATCAGGGTGCTGCTATGCGGGCGGCGCTTGAGAATGATGACCATCGTGTAAAAGCAATTAAAGAAGCAAAAGAAAAGACAGAGTATGACTACGAAGGTGACATGGCAATGGGCCAACTGAAGTCAATCATTGCTAACTCGCAACGTATGCATGACATGCTTTCCGATGACACCAATATTCCTGAGTGGGTGCAGTCCAAGATTACTTTGGCAGAAGATTATATCTCAACCGCAAGCAACTATATGCAAGGTGAGATGAATGAAGAAAAAATGCCATTCGAAGGTCCATATAGAAAAGCCGGTGAGCGTAAAGACAAGTATGGTAATCCAATAAAGAATGTAGCCCAACATCTTGCTAAGAAAGCAATGAAGGCAGGTGCCAATCTAAAAATGGATCCAGATACAGGAACACCTGACCACTTCACCGCTGCAATGCGCCGTAAAAAAGGTTTGCCAGAAGATGTCGAACTTGAAGAGAAGCGCGGCCTCTGGGATAACATTCATGCCAAGCGTAAGAGAATTAAAGCTGGGTCAGGTGAGCGTATGCGTAAGCCCGGTTCAGAAGGTGCACCTAGTGCCGCAGACTTGAAAAATTCTCGCACTGAGGAAGTCGAACCGGTTACCGAAGCAACATATTTTGTTCACACGGGCATCAATGCACATCATGTCAACAAAAAAATTCCTACTGGGAAAAAAGATGCGGGCGGACAAGCATTGATGACATCAAAGGTTATCAAGTCGTTTCCTTACGGGGACACCCAATCAAAGCAAACATCTCCTGACCAGCACAAGGCAGCACATGCTTATGCTAAAAAAATGAATGCTGGTGTGAAAGAAGAAGTCGAAACAATCGATGAACTTTCAAAGGGTAAACTTCAATCTTATATGGATAAGGCAAAGACTAAACCGGGTGAAGTCGTTGCAAATGTTAATGACCCGGCTAGTATGAAAAAGTATGGAAATCGTCTAACTGGCCGCATTCGTGCTGGGCGCAAACTTCTTGTAAAAGAATCTCGTCGCGGCGAAGCACTGGCTGATATCGCTGCCATCACACAGATGAATGAGTCTTATAAGACCACATTTGATGCAGCACTTACACAGTATGGTATCAAGTCTCCCTCGGAACTTGATGAAGAAAAACGCAAACAATTTTTTAACTTTGTAGATCAAGAATATAAAAAGGGAGACAATTAATGTCCGCATGGGGTAAATCAGATAATAAATCAGTGTCAGGTACAGTAACTCTTACTGCACCTGCTATCACATTCAATGGTGCAACAGGGCATGCCGCTGGAGTATATACTTCTGCCGCGCATCCATTCCAACTGGGTGATCCTGTTGCATATGCAAACGGTGGAGGAACCTCTATTGTAGGTCTGACATCTGGCAGCACATACTACGTAACTAATGTTACTACAGATACTTTCATGGTCGCTGCTTCAGAAGCAGACGCACTTCACAATAATCCAACAGTAATCGCCTCGACAGATGGTTCAGGTGCTTCACACACTTTCACACTAAGTCTAGATTACGGTCGCGGAACTCTAACAGGTACAGAGACCTTGTTCGAGACGGATCTTCTTCTTGTTAATGATATCGTTCGTGTTGGTACTCAGGAAATGATTGTAATCGCCGTTGCTAGTGAAACAGTGGCGACTGTTATCAATGCAAATCCAGGAACAACTCTGACTACATTCTCTGGTCAAACATATAGAGCCCACGGAAAACCAACTTTCGTTGCCTCTGTTGGATCAACTGACTTTGAATCGACACAAGTTTTTGGTGTAAGAAGCACCGAAATTCACGGCGACCAAACTGGTGGTTACGTTTCGGCAGTTGCTCTAATTCAAGGTGGTGCAGCGTATGTTGAAGTTCCTGGAGTTTCGTTCTCTGGTGGCGGTGGTTCAAGTGCTGCTGCAACTGCAACTATTTCGGGTGGCGTAGTTACTGCAATCGCAGTAACAAACAACGGTTCGTCATATGAAACTGCTCCAACAGTTACTGTTGCTGGTCCTGTTCTAACTCTACCAACAAGCACAGTCAGTCCAACATTCGACTACATCCAATATACTGCGCACGGTCAAGCACAGGGCGCTGCTCTAAAATACCAAGATGGCGGTGGCACTGCTGCTAGTGGTCTGACTGATAACACAACTTACTACGTTTCTACTATCGGTCTAAGTGCTAACGCATTACGCCTGGCATCTTCGTCAGTCCTTTCTGCTGGTACTACACTTGGTACTGTTGCTATTTCAGGCACAGGTGGTCAATTCACTTGCGCGAATGCGACTCTTGCTACAGGTGACCGTGTTCAGATTACAGGAACTCTTGGTGGCACTGGTTCGATTACTGGTTACACAACTGGAACAGTATATAAGGTGTCGGCAGTAACTGGAACATCGCCGAGTGTGACAGGGTTCACGCTAACAGATGAAGAAGGTGGTGCAATTGTTACAACTGCTGGTACTCCAACTGGTCTGACTTACAAGGCAGGAACTCTGGTTAACATTTCCGGAACTGGTAATAATGCTCAGTATCTAGAAATTGTTGCAGGAACTACTGCGACTGCTAATGCTGCTCTTGGTGTAAACCAAGGTGATGAAGAAGGACTTAGTGGTGCTGTTGCTCACACTGGTTGGGTAAAGCGTAAGGTTCTAACTGGTGCTCATGCTGGTCGTATTCAGTATGAAGTTCTGTGCGCTCTTTCGAAGAACGGTATCACCAGTGATGCTGGTGACGATATCGAATTCCCTGAGGATTAATAACTAATGGCAGATAGTAAAGTAACCGCAATGAATCCAGCGACATCGGTCGAACCGACCGATGTCCTGTATCTCGTGAAACCTTCAACAAGTCCCTATGATCATAAAGTTACTATTGCCAATCTGTTTGGTGGTATTCCTTCTCCAGTAGTTCTGGAAGAAAAATTTGCATTGGGTGGCACTCCGCAGACTTTATCGTCTCCGGGTGCCATTTCCATCACAGCAAATGTCACTACGATTACCTCGCCATCTGCAAATGGCGAACTAACAATTGCAGACGGTGTTGATGGTCAGTTTAAGACGATTATCATGGTATCAAATTCCGGTAGTCGCACATTATCAATTACGAATAATATTGGCCATTCTAGCATTGTCTTTAATGGCGCAGGAGATACTGCTACTCTAATGTTCCAAGGAA